ATATTGGAGAATAACTAGAGGTACTTATATTTGCATATGTATTAGTTGCAGGCGAGTAAGAGGCAGGATTTTCTGCAGATGCAGTAAAAATAGAACTTGCATTTACAGAGTACTGGCATTTTGCCCTGAACGTTTCTGTTGCATATCCTGTGTACGCTACGTAAGTATAGTTAAAAGTTTGTGCCGCACTGGAATCAAAAGTAGAATCTCGTAAAGCTATTCTATCATTTGCTTGGTCATTATAAAAACCTACACTAGCACCTACCTGCGCAGTAGTAGCATTAGTATAGTTTTTATGTCCCCAAACTCCAACTCTAGGTTGAGGTGCAAAAGGAAAGCCTGTGCTTGTGAACCAAGTAGTAGCCAAAGAACCCGCTTCTGCTCCAGATACTCCATAGAAGTTACTAAATTTTATTTCTCCACTAGCAGGAATGCTTGTTTCATTTGCAGGAATAGTTATTCCATCAGAGTAACTTCCGTCACGATAATATTCACTTAAAGAATGTGGAACAGTACCTCCAAGTTCGCCAGAGATACTTCTATTAGTACCTGCTGTAGTTCCTAGAGAGATTGCTCCGCTACTTTCTATTGGCATTTTTTAGCTCCTCTATCTCTGCCTTAAGTTCTTTTATAGCTTCCACCAATACTGGAATTACACCTTGATAGTTGACCACTTTATGGTTTTCACCTTCTCTTTCTCCTAAAGAATCTGTTTCTGTTACTAATTCTGGAATAACTTTTTCTACTTCCTGTGCAATAAAACCTAGTTGATTATTAGGTCTTTTCTCTTCTTTCCAGTCAAATTTTATTCCTTTTAATTGAGTAATTTTATCTAAACTGCCTTCTAAGTCTTGTATGTTTTCTTTTAGTTTAATATCTGAACTTACACTTGTAGAGTAAGCTACAATATCTCCATCTGCATGGAAGTCTCCACTAAAGCCAAAAAGAAACTCAGTAGTATTATTAAATACAAAACTATAAGCGGTGGGACTCGTCATATTCAGATAGTTTGCGTTTGACGTAGTGCCCCCAATCTTGTTTACTTTTTGACTTAAGTCTGAATCTAAATTTAGACTTCCTGACCCAGTGACTGTTCCATTTAATCCTGTGCCTCCAGATACAGAAGTTACTGTACCTGTATTAGTTGTAGCACCTGCTGATATACCATCTAATTTATTTTTCAAAGTAGTAGTAAAGTTCTTTTGTGTTAGAGAACCATCACCAACTCCTAAAAATGATTTTATAGCTGTTGAATTTGCAGTTCTATGGTAGTCATCAGATTGTTTTATCATAACCCCTACAACTCCGCTGCTGACAACATTATCAGTTGTATTTATATAGTTAGAAAATATATAACCACTTGAGTGTCTTTGTACAATAGTATTATTACTTGCACCTACACTAACAGTATAAGGAAAAGCATAATTATTCGCACCTGTTGCTATACCATCTAATTTAGTTTTTAAGGTAGTAGTAAAGTTCTTTTGTGTAAGTCCACCATCACCAACTGCTATAGCAGATGTATAATAAGGAGCTGCTGTATTCGTAGCTCCATTAGCTACATTTATAAAACTTCTTACTGCAGCAGCTGTGCCATGTCTTATGTAACCATCATTTCCTGTTTCTACACAAATTTGAGTAATTCCACTAGTTACAGTATTTGGTGTCGTATTGAAGTAATTTGCAAATATATAACCACTTGCATGTCTTTGTACAACAGTACCATTACTTGCACTTGCACTAACAGTATAAGGGAACGAATAGTTATTCGCACCTGCTGCTATACCGTCTAATTTATTATGATGAGTAGTTGACATTAAGCCAGCAATACTACCAGTTGCTTCCCCAATTACAGCATTCGTACCTGTAGAAGAATTAACTGTAATTTGATTTGTTGCTGTAGTAGTACTTAAGTTCGTTGCACCTGAGCCGCTTGAACCGTTTGAAGCAGTTGTTATTCTTCCATAAGCATCTACAGTTAAGTTTGTATTTGTATAACTTCCTGCGGACACTCCGCTAGTACTAAGTGCTACATCATTTGCATTTACAGTAATACCTGTGCCTGCTCCAACATTTAAATCTTCACTAAATGCTCCGGAAGTTGCAGTTCCTCCACCTGTTAAACCTGCACCAGCCCCTACACTAACACTCGTAATATCTCCACCACTAGCTTCTGAACTATCTCCCCCATCTCCTATGTAAAAACTTTCATTAGCAGCGGCTGTTATTTCTAAAGTTCTTGAAGCTGTATTATTATTTACAGAATTAACTCCACCTGTTCTATCTCCGGCACTTCCTCCTATAACTATCCAATAATAGTTATCTCCACTACTTGCAGAGTGACTAACAGATACTTCAAAGAAATTACCTTCTGCAATACTATTAGAGTTTGAAAAGTCTCCTCTAACAACATTTGCTTCTGCAAAAATAAAACCTGGCTCACTCTCTACATTTAGTGTTGGTCTAAAAGTATTTGCTCCTGCGTTACCACTTGTAATTTTACTTATAGTTCTTGTTGAGCCTATTGTAGATGCAGAAGAATAGTTTGCGCTTGTACCGTGCTTAATTGTTATTGTAACTGAATTAGGTATATCTGCCAATGCTCGACTTTCAGCTATTGAGGTCGTAGCACCAGTTGTGTCCCAACCAAACATATCCGAAGGTTTCTTTGCCTTAATTGTTAAAGTCTGGGCGTCGTCTAAAGTTATTTTTTGAGCATCTGCATCTGCAGAACCTGTTGTTGTTTTAGAAACAGTAGTTACTGCGGTTCCTGTATTTTGTGCTATTCCTGAAAAAGCTGACTCAGTAAAGCCTGTAGTAGCATCAAATAATTTTGTACCGTCTATAGTAAGAATATTAAAACCTTGTATCTGTCCTGTACCATCATTCGCAACTTTAAAAGGGATATAATCATTATCTCCATCTCCACCGACGGAAAGAATTGTTGCAGTTCCAGAACTGGGCGTAAATATCCTAACAGAATTTTCTGCTGACCCCACATCTAAAGCAACTCCTGAGGTACTACCTAAAGTAGCTGAAGTTGCGTTTAGAGCCCCTGCAGAAGTTACTCTGAAAGGTGCACTATTAAAAGTTGTATTTCCTAATTGTATTCCACTAGTACTTGCTTTGAAGTAAGAAGTTCCTGAGCCTATCTCTACTGTGCCCCCAAATGTTCCTGTAGCACCTGTAATACTACCATCAAATGTTCCTGAAGCACCTGTTATGTTTCCTTTAAAAGCAGCATCACCATTGCTGGCTATTCTGAAGTTTTTAGAAGCTATTGCTCCATTAGATAGAGTAATTCTTGTACCCGCCGTAGTAAAAGCTGAGCCATCAGAGGTACCTGATAAGTTTGCTGATTTTATACTACCGGTTGTTATATTATCTCCATCAATTGTTGTTATATTAGACCCATTATTAAATGTTCCCCCACTAAATGTTACAACTCCGCTAAAGCTTGTTTGTTGTACCACTGGGCTATAAGCTACTGAAATGGTACTAGCTGCTGCTGTACTCTCTGTTCCATAGTATCTTACAGTATAATGAATATTTGATGAAGTTGCATCTTGTGTGTTCGGACTATTAAGCCAAACATTGTTAGGTTGGTTAGTGGCTGTACTTATTCCTGTACCCGTAACAACTCCACTAGAAAATGTATAAGTATTGCCAGACGGTGCCGAAGGAGCTCCTGAACTTGTTTTTTCTTGGTATAGGTATCCTTGTATCGTTCTTAACCCATCATCTCCATCTTGTGGAGTTACCCCTGCTTTAGATTTAGATATAGTATACTTTCTAGTTAAAGTTTTTGTTCCTGTTCCACCATGTACACTTGCTGGTATGAGTGCTCTTACTGTGAATGTTTCAGCATTACTAGACCAGCTAGAACCTGTGAGAGCGTATGCTCCTGTTGATTGTGTTAGTGTAAGTGTTAAACCGTTTTGAACAGCAGTAGTACTTGTACCACTTGTTCCTGTATAAAATAGTACACTTGAATTTGTACTTACAGAAGTAGCCCCTACAAAAGTTTCAAAGACACCACCTGCATCATTATAAAAACCACTACCACTAGTAGTACCATTTGAATCTGTGGCTACAGTATGTGCGGCATTTGTTAAGTTACCTGTAACACCTCCAATACCTCCAGCACCATCTTGTACTGAGAATAATGTAATAACATCTGTTGCTTTTAGACTTCCGCCTTCAAACATCCTACATCTTATTTGTGTTTCTGAATCTAGTGCTGGTTCATCTCCATCTGCCAATGTAAAGGTAGTAGCTGTAGAAGCTATAGTACTCCCTGAAGAATCAGTAGTTATTTGAGACCAGTTTTGTCCTTGGTCTGTACTCTTATAGTAATCAAAAGTAGGTGTTACAGCATGCCCTTGAGGAGTCGCTGAAATATCTATAGTTGTAGAGTCATCTGGAGGACTTCCATTATCATACCTAATTACAAAGTTACTTGCAGCTAGTTTTACCGTTCTTGCATCTACTCCACCCCCTGCTGAGCCGTCTAGCCCTGCTGTAATTGCATAAGTTTCGCTGATACTGTAATTAGTACTACTATCAGTTATTATCTTAGCAATTATTGCATCAAAAGAAGTATCAGGTCTAAAGGTTAATTTAAATACGTTGACGCCTGAGTAAGCTCTAGGTAAAGTGTCTGCTAGTTCTATAGAAGTATCACTATTTATAAAAGTAACAGTAGTATAAAAACGAGTAGTTCCCGCTGCTCCAATTACTATTCTATCTCCAGGTATAAAGTCACCGTCAAAGTTAGTACCTGACCCTGTTAATACATTATTACCAATAGCTCCAGATATAGTACCTGATGCCTGAGTAATACCATTATTAGATGCTCCGACTTCTTTAATATATTCATATCCAGGAGTATTACCTGTAGCATCTTGAGCTGTTGTATCTGTATGAATTTGTACTGCTTTAAGTTTATCTGTAGACTCACTTGCATCAAATAATAAGTATGCAACAGCACTTGCTCCCATACCATTAAAGTTTTGACTATAACACGCAGCATTATTAGTAGAGTTACTATAAGTTATTCCATTTGGAGCGTCGAACTGATATCCATAGTTTTCAATTGAAACTGTGGACGTATTTATTGTTAAAGCTTTATTTAACACTCCGCCTTTAGGTATTAATCCAATTTTAGACAATGTATTTTCTAAAGATGAATTAAGAATTTTTATTTTTCTTTGTACTATATTTGATTTTGTACCATTAGTATTAACTGCTTGTAGTTTTACAGTAACAATTTTTGGACTATTGTAAGATATAATAATACTAGAGTCATTTTTACCTGCTGTTAGTTTCTTATATTTTCCCTGAGACTCTGCATTATGTTTTATCTCATAATGACTTATATGTTGGTATCTAGTACCATTACTGTTTGTAGGAGCTACCCAATTTACTCTTATTTTATTTTTTACTGTTTCAGGTGATTGGCCACTGTCATCTACCCCTTGATTTAAATCTTTTGCTAAAGAAAGAGTTAAAGAACTAGGTACCGGTACTACCTCATCATATGAAGGTAAACTATTAATATCTGTTCCTTGCTCTAATACATAGCCTCTATCTATTAGATCAAATTTAGCTGCTGCATACTTTACGGCTGTTATTGCATAAGTAGTTAGCTCTGATTGATTAATTCCAGTTACAACGTATTGCTGAGCAGAACCATTTGCTAAGTTACCTGCAGAGTTATATTCTCTAATTGCCCACATGTAGTCTTGACTAGGTGCAGAGGAGAAAGAGCCAGAAGTAGCTAAAGTAGTAGCACTTGCGGAAGTAGTTGTTATAGTTTGTGTCTCTACTCTAGAATTTGGGTTCCATATTAGATTTAATTCGTTGCCGCTGCTGTCTACAGCATTTGAAGCTTGTTCTTCTGTAGTAATTTCTACAACCGTTCCATTGACTTTTGCAAATCTTATCAGATTTCCTCTACTATAAGTAGTAGTTGCAGAAGCGTTACCTACATTATCATTTATTGTTCGTAACTCATCCCCTAAATATGCTCCGCCTTCAGGATATATTATAGATAATTTAAAAGTATTACCACTAGATAAGTCTAAAGCGCTATCTACATTGACTGAATTAGCTGATGAAGAACTAGATACTCTTCCACTATATCTTATGTTATCTACGTCTGCGTCTTGTATTAGTACGACATCTCCAGGTTTTAAGAATCCTGCATTAATAGAAGTAGCAAAACCAACTCCTTCTGTTTCCATTATTTCAGAAAGTAAGTTCCATTTACCAAATCTATGTGCTTGTCCTTTAGAAGTACAACCAAAAGCTACAACATCTTTAGGTATAATTCTACCTGTTTCTAAAATATTATTTGTATCTTCTACTATCTCAACTTGTTGTTTGAACATAGCTTCTGGGTCGTTCCAAGTTACTCTGATTTGGTTAGACCTAAATTGTTGTTTTGTTGAAGTATATTTAAAAGGACTGCTTACATTTGCTTTAGAGAAAGTGTATACAGGTTGTTGATATCTATTCTGTGAAAATTGTACTTCGCCATCTAACCAATACATCATTCCTCTAAATGTAGAAGCTACGTCTTTTAATACTTTAAGTGCTTCTGAAGCTTCTTTAAGGTATAAGTTTGCGGTAAATCTTGGCTCAAGTCCACCTTTACCATCAGAAACTAATTCATCACAATATCTAGCAATTCTATATAATGCGTATTTGTCTATTTGAGAACTATCTATATATTTTCCTAGTCCATATCTATTGTTTGATATTAAATCATAAAATACCCAAGCTGGATTATCTGTCCATACTTTAGTAGCATTTATATGTTCAGGAGCAAACGTTGTTAAGTCACCCCTAAAATTACCGTCCCATTTTTGGAAAGAGCCTGTATTACTTCCGTTAGTTACATTTCTATCGTACTCTCCTGAAGTTCTATCATCTTCTCCTTTAGGAAAATAATTAGTTGGTACTTGAACAAGTAGTCCTTTTACATCATAAGAACGTTTAGGTATTTTTGAAAAAGATTCAGCATCAAAAATTAAAGAGCCATAAGCAGCATAAGGGTAGGATAGTTTATCTTCTAGTATATGTTCTACTGTTTGTAAAGTACAAGGTGAGGTATGGTCATAATCGCCATGTCTAGCACTAGACGGTCCGATTCTTTCTATTCTTATTTGGTAACTCGTATAGGGTTGAAAATCTTTTGTACTAATCGTAAATGTTTCTATAAAAGGAGCTTTTGTTTCTGCAACAATTCTTCCTGTGTTAAAGCCATGTTTCCATCCAGCAGTATAGTTACCACTACCTCTTGCTACTAACTCTGCATCAGATATACCAAAAACTAAAGCCTCTGAAAATTTATTATCTCCTTCTCTTTTGAATCCAAAAAATATTCGCAACTCACACATGGCAGCAGCTTCATCACCACTACTCGATTTTGCTGCAATCATAGTTCCAAACTGAAATGTAAGTTTTACTTTATCTACTTCTGCAGGGTTTGCTACATTACTTGAATTAACTAGTACTGCCGAAGCAGTTGCGCTTCCTGCAGAGGTATTCCAGCCCCCAGTAGTAGTAAAATTATTACTTCCAATTATAGAACTTAAATTTGTAGCCTCAATCGCTTGTCCCGGCCCATCTACAATCGAAGAACTTCCTAAACCTGCTAAAGTATTTAAATAAGGTTGCGCTCTTGTACCGTTCATAAATGCATACTGGAATTGTTCAAAGTTATAATGAGTATCTTCTACAGTTTCTACAGGTGAGTTTATAACTGCACTAGCTCCTGAAACGTTTCTCCCTACAGTGCCATAGTCAGCTATATCTGCTAATACTATGGTGTTGGCATTAGTTATTGAACTAACAGTCGCTACTTTATCTATAGTTACTGTTTTATGCGCTATGGTTCTAGGTAAAGCTACATCTATATCAACTGTTTGTGCGTCTATGAATTTTACAATTTTAGCTACTAAAACTGAACTGGAGCTCTCGTAGCCTGCTCCTTCTATTCTTATATATTGGTGAGAGTTTGATGTTCCTATTTCTGTGTCTGCAGTTGCATCAGGATTAATAGAATTTAAATCTGTAGTATCAAAAAATCCAGAACCTGAGTGTGTTGTTATACGAGTTGTACCTGAAGTGCCTGATACTCCTTGAGAAGATCCGTTACCTGTCAACTGTTTCTTCGCACTTTCTATAGATACATTACGAGTTCCATCATCAGTACTAAATGTACTAAATAGTCCCTGCGCACTGGAATCTACTAGAGTTTTTGAACTTGCTGTATATGCACTGTTTGTTAAAGATACTATTTGATTCTTTGTATTTCCAATAGTAGCTGCTGTTTTATCTAAGTATATAGAGTTTGTTCCATCAACTAAGCCTTCTATAGGGCCTTCTGATACTAAGTCATAAACAACTGCTGTCTGATATTCATTAGGGCTATTACTAGTCCCAGAAGTAGTTCCAGCTCCATTGGCTTTGCCACCATTTGTTAAATTATAAAACTTTCCTAAATTTTTCATTATTTTTCCTGTGATTGTCCTACGCTATTATCAGAAACGACTGTGCTACCTGTAGCGGAATTATATGGACTGTTAGCATGGTAGTTACTTTTTATTGTTGTATAGCCTGATTGATTGTATAATATTTGGTCTTCTACAAACCCGAAATTAATAACAGAACCTCCAACTAATAATCTTCCATAAAGTAAAGGAACGGGAGCCCCTTGTAGTGTATTATTTTCAGGTCCATCATACAAATAACTCTTTCCTGCTTCTGATGGAGACTCTGGAGTTAAGTAACCTGTAACACCACTCATACCTAAAGTTGTTCCTACTACTTGGACGGCTCGTGTTGCTACTGCATTCATTGTTTGTATCTTTTTTAGTTCTGCTGCTGCTTCGGTTGCTTTAATTTGGCTACCTGAAAAACTACTATTTGCTGCTACTACTTGCGCTTCTGCGGCAGCTGTACTTTCTGCAAATAAACCATCAACAAACCCTGCACCATAATAAATTAATATAGCTCCTAGTATTACTTTAAAAACATCACTAGCCCCCGCACCTGCAGCTACTGGAGTTATAATTACTATATTTTTAGGTGGGGCTATCATTGCGTCTACTGTGCCCTCTACTAAATCTTCTCCATTTTGAATTGTAAAATCTATTCCTTTTTTTGCACAATCTGTCAAATATTCTTTAAACCCTTCTGTCTGACAATCTATAAGACGTAGCATATCACGAAAATTAGATACATTCATATCCCATTCCGCTCCAAACTTATCTCCTATTTCTCCCATTAATTTAACGTGGGTCATAAATTTCAACTCCTTTTTCTGGGTATGATACAATTAAAAATGGTATACCCAAAACTTTTGCAACATCTTTATCATGCTGACTTGGTTTACAATTCTGCATGTAGTGACTATGGACTACATATTTTATTTTTGAAATTAGTTGATACTTTGCGAAAGTCTTTGGGTCAATTTCAAATTGATTTTCTCCCAAAAATTTATTTTCACAAGGAATCCATTTCTCTTCTTTATTCTGTTCTATTATTAACCCACACATCTCACGTGGAGCTTCTTTCTCTGCATGAGAGAAAATTTCTTCTATAAACTTATTCAAAATTCTTAGACCCCGGAAAGCCTCCAAAAGGTAAAACTCTAAAAGTATTTACTGAAGCTTTTGCTCTCGAAGTAGCACTAGTTACACTTATTGGATTATACCCAAAACGTTTTCCACAAGAAGATAGCCTTTTACCACATTCATCAGCACGTCTCCAAAATTGTGTAAAGCCTGGAGTATTTCCTGTTGTTGATACTTTAGCTTTCCATGTAAAGTTATTGTGGAGTACTATTTCGTTCAATCTATCGTCAGTATAAACTTTATAAGAAGTACTCGCATTATAAGTGCTATATACTCTTATTGCATCAAAATTAGCATTAGACTCCGAAGGAGTACCTAAAGAGGATTTTGTTCCTGTTACATTTACAAGCCAGTACTTTACTACGTTGGTAACTGCAGATACATTTCCTAAGTTATCTATTTCTCGTGCTGATTCTCCTGTAGTTTTTATATAACTATTTATATCGAATGAAGTACTATTAGAAGCACTAGTATAATTAGTGTAAGAGTCAGAAGAGTTAAATATATACTCATCATCTAATGTGACGTATACTTTTTGAACCACACTATTATGTGTAGAAACTTGAAAAGTTCCTTCTGTATGCCAACTACATCCACCACATTTTGAAGCTTCTGCTAAATCTGGACTAGCTCCTTGATACTGCCATGGACATGCATTTGCTACTATTTGTCTTGCAGGTATTGTTACGCCTTGTAAATCAAAAGGAGAAGCAAGTTCAAAAACTATAGCCATATTATCTTTGCTCATTATTTTAGCAATAGTCCAAACTTGTCTAGTAAATTCTACTGATTGTACTCCTGAACCTGTGTCGGCAGACTCTCCTTGTAAGTATTTTTTTAAAGTTAATCTTCTTATAAATTTTTTACCAATTAAACTGTCTATATCTGTAGTACCTATTAAAGTTGTAAAATTATTTCCTATATTAGAAAAACTACAAGTAGGTCTAGTTATGGCTCCTGATACTTTTATATCGAAACCGTCTGCAACTACAGGGTAAGGCGCATATGTTCTTAACTCAGTATTATCTGTATAATCATACATTTGCAAAGAAGAACCGTCACTATCTTCACCAGGAGTTACATATGAAAAAACTCCTGTACTCTTTTCAATTTCAAATAATTGTATAAGAGGCGAAGCCTGTGTTTGTGACTGTAAATCTTGTATAATACTCATGACTCGTAAACTCTCCTAAAAGTTGCTGTTAAAGTGTAAAAATTATCGTAAGACCATGTTTGAGACCATTCAGAGCAAACTACTTGAATACTTCTTTCATTTCCACTAGAATTAGTATCAGAAATTACATATGCAAAAGCAGTTACTGCCCCTTTAGTTTCAAAGAAATCAACAATATCGTCAATATCTGCTTTTGGTCTATTTGCAAATGATAGACCAAATTGTTGTGGAGTATTATTTATGCCGTCCGCAATTCTATGCTCATACCCATCCCCGAAAGTATTTAAAAGTATTTTTGGTTTGTTTGTTAAAGTTAGTCCTTTATCTGGTACTACAGTACCTAGTGAACCTCCTACGTTGAATCCTATTGCCATAATCTATTAATAAGGACTTAATTGTCCGCCTGGTCGTTGTTGTTTTTCTATTTCGTTTTGTACTGCTTGAGCTATTGATTGCCCCATTGCTACCATATCAGCGCCGTCTGAAGTTGTTGAAGATTCTCCAGTTGTCATGTTAATAGATACATTAACATTTCCTCCCATGCCTCCACTTACTGGTATTGATTTTCCATCAGGTAAAGGTACGACTGCTTCATTTCCATGCATAATTGCAGGATAGCCTTGCTTAGACCCTGAGAATACTCCGCCGCCTGCTGCGTAAGCTGGCGTAATACCACCTTTTGCAAATCCAAAGAAAGAGCCTATAGTTTTTAAGAACTTCATGCCACCACTATCTTGGTCAGACCCTATTCCTATATCTCCTGTCTGGTAGCCCATTCCTTTTTGGATGCCATCTATATGAGCTTGTCTAATAATTGATGCACCTTTTTGATAACCTTCTAATTCTTTATTGCCAAATAAGAAGTTTGAAACTCCAGTAGCCATTTGCTCTGATATTTGTTTTGAGGCACTTTCAAAAACTCCTTTTGCAACATTTGCTAATCCTTCTGATAAACTACTATTTTTTCCTGTCATTAAAGCATCAAAAGTTCCTGCTAGTCCTGATTCTAAGCTATTTTTCATAGCTTGCTGTATTTGGTATTGTTTGTCAAGATTTTTTTCAAGTTGTATTCCTTGAGCCATTAGTAAATCTAGTTTACCTTGTTCCATTTGTACTTGGGCATCATCCATTGTTAGCCCTTTCTTTTTTAACTCGTCTAATAAAGTTTGTTGGTTTGTTTGATTTAATATATTCTGAGCTCTGGCTCCTTGCATTTTTAATTCTTTGGCTTGTCCTTTTGTAGCTCCTACCTGTAAAAGAGCTAAATTAGTTTGCACTTTAGTCTTATCTTTTATCATGTCCATTTCTATCCCATGAAGTCTTTTGGCTTCAGCAACAACAAGCTTTCCATATTTTGTCATAATTTTGGCTGCTCTGTCATTTTGGGCTTCTTGTGCATTCTGTTGGTCTTGTCCAGTTGTACTTGCAATAAGCTCTGCACCTGCAGATAAAGCTTTATTATCCTTATCAATATCTTTCAATTCTGCTCCTGTTAAAAATGTTTTTAACATTGACATTGTTGCACCGTCAAATACCTTTCCACCTGGCGCAAATTTTATATCTACCAAGTTTTTTGCATAAGACTCTCCTAACCCGTTTAAAGATTCTCCTACTGCACTAATATTAGTCGTTAATCTTGTTAACTGTGTTTGAGGCGCTTTAAAACTTCTCAAAGCTTTAGAAAAATCTTGTGCAGAACTTGACATTATTTGAGTAGTTTGTGCTAATCCTTTCATAGTATTTTGAGCTATTGTCCCATCTTTTTCAATTTCTTTAAAAACTGTAGTTAAGTTTTCGAAAGCTCCAGAAGATAAAAGTGTTTTGTTTTCGTTTTCTTCAAGAGCTACATTTATTGCTTTTATTATCTTTTCATGTTGCTCATAAGCTGCCCCACTTTTTGTAAGTAAAGTTTGTTCGGCTATAAGAGCTCTTTTTACTCCTTGTAAACCTTTTACCTGGTCGTCTGAAAAATTACCGTATTCGTATTGTTGACGGCCTTTACCATCATTGTTATCATACGTAAACAAAGAACCAAACGTTTTTTGCATCATACTTAAATTCTGACCTGATACTCCTTCAGAAAACCCTGACATAATAGTACTAAAGTCTAGATTTGTTAATGCTTTGGAAGTAGCTAACATATTAGCTAGTAATGTATTGTGAGTTTTTAAGCTATCTATTGTTTTTTCTAAATCTTCAGCATTTCTTGAGTATAAATCTCCAAATACTTGTTGTGCTGTTTTATACTTTTTTTCTGCTTCGTCTGACTTATCCATAAATTGTTTAATAATTCCAAATAGAGAAATCAATATACCAGCATATCCTAAAAATGATACTGCTTTTGATAGCCCTCTACCTAGAAATTTCATGGTACCTACAAATCTGCCGTACTCTGCTTGCATAAGGTACAAAGAGCCAATAAATTTATTTTTCATCCTATCTACGGCGCCGCCTTGGTCGGCTTGCATCTCTAAGTTATGCGCTTTTAATACTAATACCATTCTTTTTGATTCATTTCTTGTAAATGTTGTATAGTCTAAGAATTTAGATTTTTTTGCTTGTAAAGACCTTTCAAAGTTTTTTAATTCTTGTTGAGTTTGTAACTTGCCAAATTTTGCTTGTCCTGCTTTATTTAGCATTCCTGTTTGCCCTACTCTATCTCTCATTCCCTGTACTTCATTTCCTAAATTCATAGCAGGTACACTAGGGGTTATGGCCTTTAAAAGACTAGTACCTGTAAATACACCTATACCTGCTGTTGCTAAAGTATTTTGTTGTAGAGCAGTGGCCATAAATTCTGCCATAGGACCTATTGCTCTTTTTAATGAGTTAACTAAATCATCAAAAGCTTTCGCTAGTTTAGTAAGTTGATTAGTTTGAGTTTCTACTCCTCCAAACTTTTCGAGACCTTGTGCTAAAACTTCATTAACTACTGATTGAGATTTCTCAAATATATTTAACTGTTTAGCGCTTTTATTTATAGTTAATGCATATTTTTCTGCTGCAGTTTCTAGTCTTAAAATAATACCTAATTCATCTAATAGTTCTGGTTCTGCTTTTACAGCACCTCTTACTAATCTGTTAAATGAATCTGTTAAATCTCTTCCTAACATAAGGGAAGCATTTTTTGCAACAACACCAAGTTGATTAATTTGTTTTGCAGATAAACCCGCTGCTGTACCAATCGCTACTGATTGAGCAGCTTCTGCAAAAGCTAACTGTCCATCTGTAGCTGCTTGTAGTTGTCTTGTTAAAATTGATAAAGATTGCCCAGTTCTTGTAGCATATTCAAATTGTCCTTGTTCTAAAATCCTTAAGTCACTAGCACTTTGTAAAAATCTAAAAGCTGCTCCAATAGCAAATATATTAGCCGCTAAGGTAGCATATGCAGGTACAAGTCCACCTGTGATGCCCTGAGCCATCTTTGAAAAGTTTTTAGTTTGGTTTGATGATTGACGTGATGCGCCTTTAAAATTACGGTTTAGAGTTGCTTCAGAACGGCCAAGCTTATCAACAGCTTTACCCGCTTTTTTAGTTTGACCTTCAAATATTTTAAGAGTACCGTCATCTCCTATTTTAAAGATTAAATCCGCTACATTAATTTTCTTTTTTCCCATTTTACTTTTTTAG